CCTCGAATACTCACGCAATGAATCGTAGATACGGCGGCCGGTTTGGAAATTGGCATCAAGCGCATAGACATTGATATTGACAACGGTAGGCGAATTGTCGTTCGGCATTTGTGCGAGCATATGTAGAGGCACTACCGCTTCTGGTCCCGCTTCACCAATAAGCGCAATCGTCGGACGATTCACAATGCCGCCCGTTGCCATTTTCGGAATCGTCCAACCTTTGCCGCCAATACCGGGCACCCAACTAGGCGCCTTAAATCCGAACCCACCAATAGTGCTATTCCAAAGATTCTTGATTGCATCAAAGGCGGCTTTGAATGGCGCTTTGATTACCTCTTCCAATCCGGTAAATGCTCCGTGAATCTTATTCCAAATAGTTCCGAACCAATCGATTACCGCAGTACCCGCAGACTTAGCGGCATCCCAACCTTTCTTAAACGGATCACTAATAACGGTCCAAATAGTCGATAGCGCATTAGTGACGCCAGTAACCGCAGTCCTAAAAACCTCAGGGACTTTATCAATAACGGTTTTGATTGCATCATAAGCTAGGCGATATGGCGCAGAAATGATTTCTAGAATAGTGCCCGCAATACGCTTGATCGTTTCGACCATCGTATTGAACGTGTCTTTGATCGTATCCCAATTCTTAGTAATTAGGAGTACGGCAATACCAATAGGTCCGGTAATGATTGCGAGGATTGTCGGCCAGTTATCGGCCACCCAATTAAAAGCGGCCTTAATGGCATCCCACATTCCTAGGATACCCTCCCTAAACCAATCAACATGTTTCCATAGCAACAGAATTCCGGCCACCAATGCGGCAATAGCAATCACTACAAGGGTAATGGGGTTAGCGGCCATAGCGGCATTCCATAGCCAGGTTGCCGCAGTAACGAGACCAATACCAATTGCAAGGGGTCCGAGGATATCCGCATTCTGAATTAACAGATTCAGCAATGGTTGGACCAATGCCATGAGCTTTGTAATAACCGGCAGGATTCCCGCACCTATACCGGCTTGCAGGTTCTCGAATTTCGCTTTAAGGATATCTTGTTGGGAACCTAGATCTTTCGAATTGTCTTTGTATGCGCCTTGCACATTCGACGTTTTCTCTAGGATCAATTCTTGAGCGGCAATTGCTTTACCGGCATCCGTGACTTTACCGGACGCATCAACATAGCCTTTAGCCATAGCTCTAGCGTCGATCTCATTAGCGGAAATCTTGACGCCGAATTGCGTTAACCCTTTGGTGCTACCAACCAAACCTTTGTTGATTGCTTCCATTGCGGTAGGGACATCGGTTCCCCAAATTGCCGCCATATCGGCCGCACGTTGGGTAAGTGTCTTTGTTGATTCGGCGGCATCAGTTGAATTGATACCGACCGATTGCAATAGGTTGCCAGTCTTTGCCGCCATACCTTTAAAGGCGGTTTCGCTTAACCCCATATTGTCGGCAGCATTCTTAGCAAACTTGTCGAATTGCTTTGACGTATCACCAAATGCCGCTTGCATGACATCATTTGCATCGTCGGCATCGGCAGCCGCGTTGATAACGTCGGTTCCGAATTTGATAACGGCGTCACTTGATAAGGCAGACGTAATGCCTTTACCAACTGCGCCCATCTTGTCTTTCATTGATGACGTTTTCTTTTCTACATCATCAATGCCTTTAGTTGCTTCCGAAACGTCGGCAATAACCTTAAGGATATATTCTTTAGCTCCGCCACCCATAAGAGCCATTGGGATTACCCTCGCCTATCCCACGACGACATTGCGTTATCGATAGCCTTTTCCCAAATCAAAGCAAATTGTTCCTCATTTGCTCTACGTGCGGGATAGAACCAATAACCCCTTTGTCCCTGGAATGGTGGGAATTGCATTGTTTCCGGTCTACCTTGACCACCGAATTCGGAGCCGTAAAACAATGGCGAATTGCAAATGATTTGAGCACCTTCACCGGAGCTACCTGATTGCAATTCGGCGGCCGCCATCATTTGCTGTTGGGTATGGGTATTCGATTGAGCGGCCGAAACCCATTGTGCAGCGAATTCGATTGATGCTAAACGGGTTTGCTCCGGTAGTTCCTTTTGCATACGTTCGGCATCTTTAGCGAATTCATCGAATCCCTCTAGCTTTGTCTCTGGCATTAGCGGCCACGCTTTCCCATTGCCTTTCGGCGTTCCTTAGCAATTTCTTGCATAACCGCCATCATTGCCCGATGTTCCCATACCTTTAACTGGCGATATTCGTTTGGAGTAATGCGCCAGTGATACCAAATCCACGCTTGATTCTTAGCGTTAGCTAGGTCATCACTCCGTTTGAAGGGTCCAATTCATCTTCATTCATTAGCTCAGAGAATGCCTTGATATCGGCCATTCGAGTTTGTCGACGGAATGACTCCCAATCCAATAGGGGATTGTCCCGCCTTTGGGTAATGAACATTACTGCACCGGCCAATCGCATAGGGTCAGATTCCGAAATGCTTTTACCGTCAAGGCATACCGCTTGCATATCATCGACTTCAAATAGCGTTAGCTCATCAAATGGAGTCATTAGGCGGAAACCAAATCATGAGTATGTGCGGAAGTACCGATAACCCTGGTGAGCGTTCCATCATCCCGAGTGACATCACCAATAACCGGCATATCAATAGTGAACGAAGTAGCCTCGTTAATTCCAGCATCGACAATCGGCCATGCCGGAATCCTCACCTTTCCCGACCAATGGGGATTATCCGCACTAGCCGGATCACTTGTATAAGCAAATTCAAATGGGACAACGGTACCCGGACCACCCAATGCCATTAGCGCTTCATCAAGTGATTCGGCACCCAATGACATTTTAAGATCAAGCGAAAGGGTATAAGCGAAACCTTCCGGATCGCAGAATGTCGCCAAATCATCATCGGCATCGCCCGTAAGGTGAATACCATTGCTAAAGCAAACGAATTGATGAGCAACAGTTACGGGCGGCCCTACGGAATCAATCCCCAAAGTAATAAGCGGATCAGTAAGGCGGATCGGTTTTGCAGTCATTGTATTTAATCTCCCATTTCCTGAATGATATTAAATGAGGCAGCAAGATAATTAACGCCAGCAAATACCATTGGGTATGGTGGCGAAACATCACGAATAGGAATTCGTGCTTTACGTAGGGTTTGCACAATCTGACCCACTAAGGATTCGAGAATGGCATATTGTCCCCCTGGTTCAATACGGGCAGCAATCACAATGATTTGTGCGGTTGCCGTATATTCGCAAAACGTAGTGGAAATAAGCCAGGGACTAGACCACGTAACGTAAACCGATGGGGGAGCAATTGAATCAGGGATATCGCCACTAACGCCAATGTCGTCAGGCAAATCACTACGCAATAGGGTAGCCAATTGCGTACGGAAATCCGTTAGACCATAAACGTCAGGCATACTCACTATGCGACTCCCCAACCATTTAGCGGATCATAGAAAGGGATAAGCAGGGAATCGTAACGGTTAAGCAAGTCTCTCGCAATTCGAACCATACCAGTTTCACCCGAACCAATAACTCCGAATGTCGCATCGGCTTGCTTATACAAATCAACGGCCAGAGAAACGGCCACAATGTTAATCGTTGGCGGAACCGGATCAAGTGATGCGGAAACGCCAATCCAATCATTAATAAGGAATTCCGCACTATCACAAACGCCTTGCAACTTAGGATCAATTGGATCATTAGCCAAAGCAGGTTTACCGATCTGCTTTGCGACTTCGATTGGAGTTACATAAGGCATATGGGTTTCCTTACTGACAATCCCCCTATCGCTTAAGTGCCGGAATCACTTAAGCGATAGGGGGAAATCATGTCAGACAACTAGTCGGTAGTTGGTTCCTCGCTAATGTCTGCGGGCAATTCGTCAACCTTGACGGCGGCATATTGCTCGGGCTCATTATCGGTTGTATCGGGCTCGGGCTCATCTTGACCGGTAACCGTCAAATCCAATGTTGCCGAATCACTGGCATTACCACTAGTAACCCTAGGGTTATAGATTTGATGGGCCGCATATGTATGCGTAGCGGTTTCGGTTGTATTGCTCACGGATTGCCCATCACCAAATTGGAGCGATGCCGATTTGCCGTCACTATCCCATGTGAAATCGACAATGAGTGTGCCCGGTCTAGGTGTGCCAACCAGTTTCAAATCATGGGCACTAGGCAATCCGTAAAGGGATGGGGGATAACTAGTATCGTAATAGCCCATTGGTTATCACGTCCACGCAATCTTCACGGTTCCATCCCGCTTAGGTGTTGCACCTTCCGTAGTAATTGGCGAATAGAAACCGATAAAGGTAGCCACGGCAACTTGCCGACCATAAACGCTAGGCTCAAATGCTTGCATAAGCGGCATCGGCTTTTCGTAGATTTCCAGACCGAATGAGTTACCAACATAAATGGACTTATCGGTAATGGCGGGAGTAACGGCGGCACGCAAACCGAACATTGAAGTAAAGTAACCATTTGCGTCGGCTTGACCATATGCATTCACGGGACCAACTGGCGGAACCATTGGCCTACCGGCCAAATCACTAACGCCAATCAATCCGCCCCAACCTTCCGGACCCATAGCAACCCACGTAGGCAGATTGCCAGTATTCGCAACTACGGTCGCAGCGGCATCACCAATAGCGGCAGTGATGGCGGCCGAATCGGAACCAGTAAGCGGAACAATTGCAGTCGTCTTGTTTAGCTCGGTAACCACGGCGGTTTCCGAATAGGCTTCAACTCGCCTATTCATATGGCTAACCACCATATCAAGTGAACCACTCAGCATTTCGGTAAGAACTTCCGAAACGTTGATATAACCGCCGACTCGCTGGGTGGTCACCAATTCACTAACGATATCCCATGCCTTTGAAGGCATTTCCGATTTCTCCATAGCAACCACGCCAACGCCAGTAGAGAAATTCGGATCAACAATTCGGGGACGATTGAAAGTAAGGCTAGTCAACTGCCTTGCACCAATAGCGCTAAACAATGGGCGGCCGGTAGGGGAAGGATCAAGCACCGGACCAATAACCGGAGCAACTACCAAACCATTAAAGCCGCCAGCAACCGCAACGGTTTGCGCCTTGTCATATCCCATATGCTCAGCGGCACGCTTCATAAAGCGAGACATCCGCATATCGCAATCCGGGTTATCGACACGGTGGATCATATCGTAAAGGAAATCACCGGCCGAACGATATGAGAAATCCTTGGCGATAACCGTAGGGTCAAGCGCCCGAATACGAGACTTAGCAGAATCGGCCAATTCCAAATCCTGCGAAAGCCGATCAACCTGATTATTCAATGCCCTAACCCGTTCCTGAGCATTGGTAATCGTTTGGTTTTCGCTTTCGAGCAAATCCCTTCCCTCATCATCTGCGGTACTAGCGATCTGATCGATAAGGGAAAGCTTCTGATCCCTTTCATCAAGCAACCGCTTAACCATATTGTCAATTGCCATCGTCTTAATCCTTTACATTTGAAGGGTTCGTTATTCAAATGAAGGTTGCGATTACAATTGCTAATAGGTTGCGTCGAATTCATCGACGGTTGCTAAGGCAACTTACTCGGGTGCTTCGTTATGTCGTTCTATCTCACATTTGCCGCTATGGTCAATCGATTGTTTCTGTCGAAATACCAAAAGGCTATCTAGCGGTAACACTCCAACCATTATCATTCCGATAATCAGTTTGGGTATGGTATGCGTGGCGTCATTCAAGCCATCAATGATGATGAGAACGCCTAACAAGAAAACGATGAGATGCCGGATAGCCGCAAATATCGGCCAAACCGCATGATTCACAAAACAAGCAATCCGAATGCCACTAGAGCCAACGCAAGCCAGGGAAGCGCACCACGGGCGGCCGTAGACCGGTCTGTAGTGCCCGCTGGCGGCCGATCGGTGCTCCGGAGCACTGCGAGCACTGCCAGCGCCAGGAACACGACAGCGGCAATCAGGAACGACCAATCCGAAAGCAAAGGATGATAATTAACAAGTCCATCACTCATGGCGCAAAATCGCTATCTGTCCAAACATGCAATGAATCCCTAATGTCGGACGGTTTATGCTTAGGGTGCAATCGGTTATTCTTAATACCCGCCAGTAGTACGTTACGGGTTTCAAAGTTTTCACGCATTATTGCTAAACGTTCTTGTACTGCGGGATCGTCACCATCACCCGTCCATTGCAATTCAATAGACCTATCCTGGCCATCAACATAGCCATAGAAAACCGCATTGAATTCTCGGGGATCGGATTGTGACTCAAAGATTCGAATAGCCAAATCATCCTCATTAGGGTGTGGGGGAATCGGTTGACTATCGTTAATGAATGCATCAAATCGCCTAACACATTCGTTACGGATATCTTGCCTATCCCAACTGCGGGAACTATTGACAGTAGAAGGAATCCAATTACCACCCACATTGTCGGTAGCCGGATCAATCTTCCTATCGGGAGCATAAAAGTTATGGGTAGACAAATCATCGACCCGATTACCAAACCAAAGGTTCATTGCGATATTCGTTCGGAACATGGCATTAATTTGTTCCTCTGGCCAGAATTCACCAACGCCATTGTTGCCGCATTCAATACCCAATGCTCGCGTATTCATTCCGTCGGCCGGAACGGTTCCCCTACTAAACGCAATCGACTTACCTTTTCCGTTTGTATTGGTAGCTCCGGCTGCGACGACCCAAACCGTACCCGTTCTATTGATATACAAATTCGATAACGGAGCATCACCCGAACCAGTAGCAATATAATTCGCATCATTCCAACCATCCGAACTAATGCCGCTAGCGGTATGGTGCCACATTACGCATAAAGGCCAATCCGCATAACCACCCGAACTACGTGAACGGGTTTGCCATCCGTCCATTTCGATAACGTCCAAACCAACAAGACGCAAGATATCCGCCATACCGGTTAACCAAATGGGTCCGGATTTAGGCGCACGTCTTTGGGCGATTAACTCATCCCGCTTATCGTAAACGTCATCGATAGAGAAATCACCGTAATCAGACATTGCGTTGACTGGCTAGCCATTCCTTAACGCCATTCAACAAAGGCGTTACCGGTTCGATTTCATTAGATCGAATAGCAAGAATGCCCGCATTCTCATATGCAGGGGAAGGGGTAGCGGCAACATGAGCAACAAAGACTTGGACACGCTGAACAATCTCATTAACGATTTTGGGTGTTCTAACGTCACGAAATGAAATTGACAAACCCGTATGTGATTCGGTAAGAACCGATCTAATCTTTGTAATTCGGGCATCGTCGTAAAGACGAAATGACGCATAAGCGCCGTCATCCTCATCTCGCAATTCGGTAGCGTGACCAACCATATTGTCAAAGTTATCGTTATGGTCAATCAGTAGTGGGATGAATTGGCCGTTAGCAAACTTGCCGCCCCTTGCCGAAAAGCCTTGCGCCATTGCAGCAAGTGAATGAGGCAAGAACGTTTCTTGATATCTCACCAATTGATCGGTTTCGGAATCGTATTCAACTACATTCGCAACTTCGTTATAGGGCACAATGCGGCCGGTAATCGTTCGGCCATCATCTCGCAATTCAAAATCCGCAGACCGAATAAATGTCGATTTCATACAATAACTCCCGTCAATTCATCAACCGATGAGGGATCATTAGGCGGGAGTCGATTACCCAAACGGATTTCGTCAATCGTCTTTGCCCGGTTACCCTTTTCATCAATCAAGTTGAATAGAACTTGATCCGTATTAGCTCTCGTCAAATCATCGGGACGGTTGTAATCGTCCCTATTGCATTCAATGCGTGTGCCTCTAGGCAAAAGCCAATTGGACATTGTGCGATAAACCGTATTGGCGGCCGGTCTAAGTGCGGTTCTCCAATGGAAATCCAGTAGGTTTACGCTATTTGAATAGGTCAATCCATCCGGTTGCGGCAAACCAACAAGATAGGGAGGAACGCCTAGTGCGGCCGCAATTCGGGTTTCATCGAAAATGCGTTGCTCTAGCATCATCATTTCCCTAGGGGAAATGGTCAAGGTTTCCAAATCCAATGTTCCGCTTAGAACGGCCGGAGCACCTTGACGATTGCGAGCACCTTCAATCCACGCATTCTGTAAATCTTTGGATTCCTTGCCGTTTAGCTTTCGTTGGCTCTTGAGAATTGCCCACGGAATGCCGCCCCTTGTTGCGAGATCGGAATTCATCCGTTCCAATGCGGCCGCCGAAAGAATAGATTTACTTGCCCATTCCAAAGGTCCAATGCCACGCAAGTTAGTTGGCATCGTTTGATATTTGATATGGCAAACGTCATTCGGGTCAAGGATTACGTTACCCAAACGGTATTCCTTTTCGCCATCACTCAATTCAATATTGACCAATTGCGGATTAAGAACTACGAACCGAGCAACCGAACCAATACCGTTTGGTCCTAAACCATCCTTATACCGACCGGTAGCCCATAGGATTACTTCACCCATAGCGAAATACGTATTAAAGATTTGTTTCGCTACTTCGATCCAATCCGAATACAAACTAGGTTCAGGATTGTTAGACCATTCAGGCAAACCAATAACGTTCACGCCTTTAATGCCGTAAATCGGGAATGACGCCAATTCCCTTGTATTTAGATCAATGCAAGTCCAAAGGGTCGAAACCAATTTCTGCGGAAATGGATTACCATCCCATAAAGGCGTTTCCCATCCGATCGGCCATCCCGCCCATGCTTGAACATCGGGCATATGGCCAGACGATTCCAATTGGTTAGCGGGATACATCGTATGAGTATCGCCAAAACCCGGATCAACATTAGGACCGACGGAACCAATAGGCGGATTGCTATTCGGCAAATTGTCCCTAGGAATAGCCCTATTTCTATAGTCACGAATGACGATTAGGGAATTAGCGTCGGGCACGAAAAGCACTATGACACATATTGACCATTATGGTCAATCGGTAGTTAACTGCCGACATGCCCGCCGTTCGATATCAAAAGCATTTAGACGATCCCGCCTATAAGGCTTATCGCAAATGGCTAAAAGAGAACGAAATCCAATGTTGGGAATTGGATTGCGTCAATCGGGCATTCACTCCGGATCATTGCCCACCCATTTCGGAGTTTCCTGATCCGTCCCTATGGGTCGGGACATTCAAACCGCATTGCCGTTATCACAGTAATCGGCAGGGGGCAATGCAACGTTGGAAGCGACATAATCCGCCTAAGTCAAGGGAATGGTAATGGAAACAATTGCGGCAGCACCACGCATTGCAACAATCGTAGATCCCAATAAACCGAATCTAGGTTGGTATTTCGATGAGATGAGCAACGAATTAGGTTTCGAACCGTACGCATGGCAATCGATGGTTAATAGCGTCGGGACAATGCTTTCACCTAGGGAAACGGAATTCCCTGGCCAATCGAAACTCAAATATCATTCATCTCATGTTGGGGTAATGGTCGGTCGGCAATCCGGTAAAACCAAATGGGCAGCCGCCAGGGTAACCGGTCAAGCATTGCTCACATATCGAACCGATATTGCCGAATCCGTTGGATTGAAATACATCATTCCTCAACAGATTGTCTATACCGCTCAGAGACGGGTTACAGCGGTTGAAAGATGGAAAGAGCATTGCGGAATCATTCTAGATTCGCCATTGGGTCGGTATGTAGAACATATGGCCGGGCAAACCGGGCACGAATGCCTAACCTTTACTAACGGATCAACCTATAAGCCAGTAACGCCTACAAAGAATGCCGCTAGAGGAATGACGGCGGATTTGGTGATTGTTGATGAGGCTTTGACTCACGCACTTTGGCTATTGGGTACATTGCGTCCAATCATGGCGCAAAGGGATTCCGCTAACGGTTGTATTGGTGGGCAATTCGTCGTCATCTCCAATGCCGGTAATGATGATTCCGAACTACTTAACCATTTGCAGGAACTAGGGCATCGTGCCGTTAAAGCAAATGATGATTCTAGGGTTTGGCTCGAATGGTCGATGAATCCCGGTAGTGATCCGTTAGCAGAATCAACATGGCTAGAGACAATGCCAACGTTGAATCAACCTAACGGCATTTCCCTAGGGTTTATGCGTGAGGAAATCCAATCAATGAGATTGGGGGACTTTATGCGTGAGTATCTTTGCCATAAGACAAACGACGGTTCCGATAGGGTTATCGATTTCGATCAATGGCAATCGCTTTACCGTGACGACATTTGGTTGCCCAATGATCCGGTAATTGCTATCGATGTTAGTTGGGATAGACAACGGGCGGCAATTGTCGGTTGTAGTGCGGTAGGCGAATATCTACCCATTGAAGTGATTGAAGCAAACGAAGGTGTGGATTGGATTGTTGATAGAACAATCGATATTGCCGAAAGGCGTGGTTGTCCGGTCGTTATCGATACGGGCGGACCAGCGGCATCAATGGTGATGATTCTAGAAAACAGGGGAATTGAGGTTATTCCTTATGCCGCTAAAGATGTTGCTAATGCGGCCGGTTGCTTTTATGACAACGTGAGAGCAAAGCGAATCACGCACCTAAATGACTATCGATTGAATGATGCGATTAAAGGTGCAACCAAACGGCCAATTGGCGAACGTTGGGGATTCAACCGTAAAGGCAATGTTGATATCTCACCATTGGTTGCCGCTTCGTTTGCCGTCTACGCAATCGAATCCGGTCGATACGATAAGCCGGTTCTATTCACGTAAGCAATCGGCGTTTATAGGGTTCTTAGCTCAAAAGGCTATAAACGGGCGCTAGGGGCGCTACGTGCCGTTCTAAGCCTCTCGGCGGCCGCCGCTAGGCGGCAACGCCGACCGGAAAGCGCTAACGGCCCTTAGACGGCAACGTGGGCGGAGCTAGGCGGCCGCTACCGGGCAAACCATCTTGCGAACCGGTCGATGAGCCAGGCAAGGGCAACAATCGGCAACCAAAGTAGTAAGCCAACGAAGCACATAAGCGCCAAACGTTTACGGGTTAGAGTTTCCACGGTCCATATCCATCATATTCGTATAGGGTAGTTGCGGCACGGATATTGAATTCCGGTAGTTGAAGCTTTCCAATAGAGCATGATTCACCTAGTTGCTTCTGAATGTATGGGCAATTGCTAGGCATAATCTGTAGCAAACCGGTAGAACCAGAATGCTTATTCCGCACCCTGGGTTCACATCTTGATTCTCTATACATGATGCGGGACATACGTTCAACGTTCCAACCTACTCGAGCATAACTCGATAACAAACCCTCTGCCCCAATACAGCGGCCATTAGCACTATCATTTGTAAAACCATAGTCAACGGTAGTAGTCGTTAGTGGGGGATCAATCCGCACGGCAGGTTCGTCGGCAATAGCGGGATAATTCAACGGTTCCGCTAATGGGGGCGCTTCGAATATCGGCGGGAATAGGGGCAGAATAGTAGCGAATAGCAAGCGATTAAGCATAATCCAATCCTAAACTTCGATAAACTTTATATAAACCAGACCAATCGGGGGCGAAAACGCCGA